CTGGACATAATCAATTCTTCCTCATCGACCTCTTCAACTCCTGGAGCTGGGGACACCGGTGGAGGAACACTAACAACTTCCTCTTCCACCTCTTCAACGATAACTTCGTCTGGTTGAGGTTTGGCTAAGAAAGCACGGAATGCAGTATCTTTAGATAAAGCATCCAATTTACCAGCAGCTTCTTTCAATGAACGGTCATCTTCTAAATCTGCTAATGCAAAAATATCTTCCCATCCATAATCGGTTGCTGCTGATATAATCATACCGAGAGGTCTAACAACACTTTCAGGAATTGGTTCGTCTTCTATTCCTTGGTCGAAGCCTTCTACTTCATCTGAACCAGGAAAGAATTTCAATACCTTGTTGATACCTCTAACTAAAATATTCAAACTGTCTTTAGAATAATCACCTATTGGAGAAACCTCTTCAAATAGCTGGGTTTCCAATGCATCAGCTTTGATTGCTTCCTCTTGCATTCCGGGAGGCGGTGCTACCGGTTGTTGAGTTGCCATAAACTCTTCTGTGATTTCATCTTTTATTTCGAGTGCCATGATATTCTCCTATTTATCTGGTGTATTATCGCGACGGACGATAGATTTTTCCATCGCACCAGTCTCTTTCATCTGTTCGACTGTAAAGGTTTCGGCGGCAGCTCGTCCCATTCCTTCTTCAGTTTTTCCAAACTTATCGACATTGTCTTTATAATTTACTAATGTCCGTTCATGTTGTTCTAATCTTTCACATTCCTTGTGCATGACTTGGTCTGTGTGTGAATTCCATGATGTGCCAGAATAGGCTTCATGGTATGGAATAAGGCCTTTAGCTGCTGCCTTTTGTTCCAAATCTTTTTGAGAATAGACGACACAACCTAATCCTCGATTATAAGTTCCATTTACACCAAATTTTCCGGTGCTTTCCCAAGAACTGTGTCTTGCAATCTTTCCCCATTTCTGCCAAATTTCACCTCCACAAGAGCATTTGTTCTCTTTAGGGAAGGCTTCTCTTTCGTCGAATGTGCACCATTCTTCGAAAACATAGTTGCAGTCTTTACATTGAAATTCATATAGTGGCATTATACGCTCCTTGCGCCAGGCATATTGAGATTAGCGGGTCCAGTCGGTGCCCCAAATTGTGCAGCTGAAATATTTTCTTGTGCATTTGGATTGATTTCGACACCACCCGCCTCACCTGCACTAATTCCTCCTGGACCCATAGGTGGGGCGGCTTGTTGTTGTCTTTGGGCTTCCATTACTTCCTCTACAATATAATCAGGTAATCCTAATGCGTTTACCAATTCTTTTAGAAGAGTTGTAGGTGGAACTCCAAGGTTTTGTAATAAAGGAATAGATTGTATAAATTCTCTTTTCCTTACAGTTTCTGATATAGGTGTCGAAGCTTGGTCGACAGCATAAATATAAAATTCTTCTTGTAGGTCATCAGGTGTTATGACGAATGTTTCCCCATCTACTGTAATAAGGTCTCTAATATTTTCTTCATTGATATACAAACTAACGATACTGAGATAACACTTGGCTATTGCTTCGATGACGTGGTCTCTTTCTCTCGCAAGTCTTCCAATCTCTGTGCTTGTGTATGCAGCCAGAGCAGCGATTTCCGTCGCTGATGCTCGTGTCGCTTCGCCTCGAGTAAAAGGCGCCAACATACTTCCTTGGTCTTTATCATCTTGCACCTGCCTATAGTAGCTCTCCAATTCTGGAGGGGTAGGATTTTGAGGTAAAGGTCTGATAGCACCAGCCAAATCCTCATCGTCTATTTCTATAAATAACCCGTCAATACCACTTGTAATCTGGGCTATTTGGTCTTCGTCTAATATTCCTTTCTTTACAATGTATTGACGACTACATTTTCTAACTGCATTAGCTTGAAAGGTTCTAATCATATTGATTTAAAATACCTGGTCGTATATTCTACGCATTGCCGAATAACCAACCATTGGTTTTTCAGGCAATCGATTGAAATATAACGGAACAATTGGAACGATTGGTGCATTATCTACCGACCTGAAAGGGATTGGTCCTCTTTCCAAGAACTTATTTCCTTGTTTCCAGTTAGGTGTATAAAAATATAACATATCGTTTTGAAGGTCATAGAATTCTGTTATCTCTACATACGTGAACATAGAGGCACCATCACCAGCTGTCTGCATTTCCTCATTCTTTTCTTCCATAAAGCGGTCGAAATATTGTTCCCATTGAACTGACTTGAATTCTTTGTTTCCAAAACGCTGAATAGCTGCAGGTAGAGACATATAATAATGATGCCCTACAAATCTGCTATCCTCCCATCTGGGTGCATTCCTATCAACAATGATTTGCCAAGGTGCAACTGCAATCATATCTACTCTATCGTAGACATTATCAGCGTCCTTCGGATATAATTTCATAAAGGAGTTGGGGTAAATCAAGGCAAGGCGAGAAGCATCTTCAATGGGACTTCTTTGTTTGACCAAAAAATCATTGGCCAATGCCATAGCCTTCTTGACATCCCCTGCACCTTTTAGTCCGTTCTTGACAACCACTCCAGGGTTTTTAGTAAATAAAGAGCTGATATAACTTTCAACAAAGCCATAAGCATCTGAGGTTTGAATTGTTATTTGGCTTGGGTCTAACATATCACCAGACCAGAATTTACATTCATATGCACGTTTATATTTATACATATCGTTCTTCTGGTGGTCCCAATAATCCTTGTGGCCACTGACAATGGCACTGAGTATTTGAGGTGTTAGGTCAAATTTACCCATATTTTACTCCTGCTGGCTTGAAAGGTAGAGGACCGAAGCTTCTTCTCTTTCGTGCCTTTTGCTTTCGTTTGAACTCTTCCATCATCTCCCTTTTGACCTGATAAAAAGAAGGAGCCGGTTTGATTTTGGCTCCCCATAAAGCTAACGCCGTAGACATACATAGGTCGTCGTGAGAACCTTTTACACAAGCATTTGGAACTCCATTATCACCTGTTTCAATAACTCTCATCTCCGACCATAGGTCTTTATGCACTGACTGTATGACACCCTCACATATAAGGTCCCTTAGATGGTCGTAGATACGTATCTTGTTATGCTTATTGGTTCTCCAATATTTTCCCTTATCGTCCTTATACAAGTTCTTTATCTTCCATTCTCGTAAACGTGAGATAATAACCTCACCTACTCCGTTCTGCTCTACTATTGTATAGGGTTCACCGAATTCCCAATACTTTTCGAATACTACATCAGCAAAATGATGGGGTAAAATGGTATTTGAACGATAGTGATAGACGGGCTGTAAGGTTGTCCGGCTAACGACAGTAATTGTCGAATAATCTCCTCCGGCCCCTGAGGCTACATCAACCCCCATAGCGTATTTATCGTCTTCTCGTGCGTCGATAATATAATGGTCAGGGCCTCTACCGGTGTCGGTCCTATCAAGCCCATCTATCACATCTGTTGGAAACCATAGATTACTACTACTCAGAAAAGCTTCATCAACTGTGGACGGGAACTCCCTTCGAAACTTTTCCAATCCTATTGAATTTACCTTGGTCCGACGCCAATACATCTGTCCTTTGGTTAGGCCTAAGGTCTCTTGTAATAACTCCTCCTCAGCGTCCATATTTGGTATGCTATCCTGATGAAACCGAGACTTCATTGAATAGTTCTTATGTTTATACCAGGGAAAGAACTGAAGACACCATCCATTCATTTGACTATTCATAATCAACTGATGGTATTTATCTCCAGGGACGTTTGGAGTGGTTTCTATAACTATTTGTCCTTCTCCGACTGAGGCAATGACGTTTGCGAGCAGGTCTTCTTGGTCGTCGAAAAAGGCGAATTCTGAAATGTGGGCGCTGTTGAAAGCGAAACTCCTTGTTGCACCGGCTTTTCCGCCTGCTGTGAAACTTCGAAGGCTGGCTTTCGTGTCAGCAAATTGCAAGGTCCTGTTGCTGCTCTTGCTAAGCTTCCTTTTGAGGGGCCGTGGGAGCTTGAGATAGAACTGTTTGTCCATTGAATGAAGGTGGTCGGCACTATCTCGTGTATAGCTAATGATTGCGTGGGTTGTTGGCTCTGAGCTTGTGTATTGCTTCCAGAGGAAATAAGCTCGGACAAGCGTTGAACATCCGATTTGTCGAGCTTTGAGGACGATAATTCTTTTTTCTTTAGTAAGGGCATCTAATAATTCCTCCTGCTCTCCATTGAGCTGAAATGGCACCATTTTGTTTGTTTTCTTGTCTAATATATATAGGAAGCGGAAGAACGTCCGTGGGTCCTTCCTGAGCTTTTCCATCAATTGATAGGAAACCTTATTCATTCCCACCTTCGATTACTCTGAGGATATCTGATATATCTTCCTGACCAAATTCTGACCTATACTTGAGCATTACTTGTGTAAGCTCCATAAAGGTTCTTGGACTTGCTTTCCAATCTTCAATATCATTTGCCTTGATGGCTAACAACATTACTGATTTTATAATCCCTTCCAAATCACCATTGTGGATGGCTGATTTCAATTTGGCCTGATAGGTTTGGTTCTTCTTTTTCTTTTTATATTCTTCATCTGATACAAGCATCAATAAGCTCCTTGTGATTTTTCATAAGATAGTTTCTCATCTTCTTGATTGCCCTTTGTCGACGTTTCCATATCGTGCTGATGGCAACGCCTTCCTTTTGGGCGATATCTTTATATCCGCGATTTTCAACGTCGTATTCCCACACAGCGGTTTGAAGGTCCATGGGAAGGGTATCCCAGGCCACCAACGTTGCGGAGAGGAGGGCGTGCTTCTCTTTGGTGAGTTCGACATCAATCCCTCCTTCCAATTTGTTTAGAAGCCATTCCAGTTTTTGAGGCTCTAAAATTATATGCTTGCGATAAAACGGGTCCATAACAATATATATCCCGCTTTTTTCCCTTCCGATTTTTTTGGTCGAGAATTTTTTTGGGATTTTTTTTGGGGGAGCATACGCTGTGCCTCTGCCCAGACCCTAAGCTTAGCTTGGTTGGGCCCCTATCCCCATTAGACTGCCTTGTCGCTATAACCATATTATACCACATACTACTATATATTACACGAGATATGTTTATTTTATTTTATTATAAACTCGTGTAAAACTTTTTTTTTTATGATATAATATAA